GTTCTTAAGAACTTTGAAGTTATACCCAGGAGAAGAGAGCCACTAACCGCCACCCCCCACCGCACCCACCTATTAGAGTGCCTGGGGGGACACCCCTACGCAGCATGGATGTGCATACGTAGAGGATAAATAGTTTAAGGGGGTATAGGTTCATCCACACCTACTACCCCCCACTACTTAATCAACACGCATTCCAGTATCCCCTTGACTCATGAACAGATGTTTGCTAGAATAGGGGACACGGTGAACACAAGCCGTTATACGACCTCTCTGCCCATATAGAGTATGAGAGGTCTTTTACTTATAGGGAAAATTGTGGAAAAATTGGAATATTCGGAATATTCTGCTATAATGGGGACATCCTTTCGATCAGCCTCCCCATCGTGCCTTCCATGTGTAGAGGGCTATTGTATGGGGAGGTCTTCTTATTGACAATAAACAGATGTTAGGGTACAATTCAGGTGTCAGACTCCTTTAAGCCCCTCTGTCAGGCTAAAGGTTTGGCTGAACCTTTTTGGCAGAGGGGTCAGGTCTATAGAGAGATGGAGGCAAGAGATGGAAGATAGCGCACATATACATGAGAATGTATTTATGATTATTAAGGGGGATCATCCTCATCGTGGGGAACTATGTCATCCGATAGGGAAATCAGAGGATACGATCACGCAATATACACTAAATAATGAGACAATGTACTTAGTGAAACTGAAGGACTGTCCGCATTTAGTTGACGAGTGTTTTGTTGGCAAACATCAATTACAATTAATTAGTGGAGGAGACTGGCGTGAACTTCTTACCAAAAGAAATTATCATTAGAGCAAGGATGACCGATTTCTTAGATCAGGTCAATCTGTATGTGGGGTATCTTGATGAGCAGAACCATTCCAATTATGCAAAGCCATTAGAATATGAATTGATGACAGAGCCGTTTCACGTTGATCCTACCGTGACGATAAGCAGGGAGAATGCTCAGTTCCTGATGGACGAGTTTTGGAAGATCGGTTTTCGTCCTACCGAGGGGACTGGCAGTGCTGGTGCTTTAGATGCGGTAAAATACCATCTGGAAGATATGAGGAGACTAGTTTTCGATGAAACTGGTAAAAGAGCATAACGAAGTCGAGAAAGATGGATTTGTAAATACCTACAGGCATGTTTTGGAGTTTGATAACGGGGTAGAAGTTATTCTCCCGATTGTTGACGAAGACATTTATCAAATACGCCAAGATATTCATATTGGAGACTTCACCGATCCGCCAGTATATTCAGAACCGTATGCGGAGAACATAGTGACGCTCTATCCGTATGACGAGAATACAGTACCACCCTATCTAAAAGCAGAATTTGACCAGAGCGATTTTGTGCTTAGCGATGATGTCAAGCGTATTTTAGACGAGTATCGCAAGAAGTAGTCTTGACCATTACATCTGTTAGGTATATAATTTCCATATAGGTATTGGTAAGGAGAAGGGTAAGGCGGTTCGACACCCCCCGTTGGGTCGCTCCCAACTAGGCTGATAGGTGATCATGAGCACCGCTGCTAAGAGGGTTCTGCCCTTCTCCGCCTAGTACTGGAGGCACATGAATTTTAGAACATTGTTTTGCTATATACTGGAATGGCTTATGAGGATGTTTCTTGGGGGATTAATTATTTTTGCTGCTGTTCTAATGTATCTTCACGGTGCAAGTATCCTTGAAATTATTCTTTTGACTGTCCTTGCCATTGGCATAGCTATAGCCATAGATAACTTATGGACAATGGGTTTATATGGTTTAGAAGGGAGGGAGTGAGATAGGTCTAACTTTTCGACTGGCTAACACACATACTCTCCATCTGTGCATATCACGATCTATGCATCTCCCCCTATTCTCGCCCCTCCCTTTTAACAAATCTTAGAAAGGAGAAAAATCATGAAGAAAGAATATGTAAAGCCCGAAATCGTTCACGAGCTTGAGCTGGAAACTAGAGCAGGATCAGTACCCTGTATCTTTTGTCCTGAGCCTCCCCCTTGTGGGGATGTGATTGACTGAGATGGAAACAGAAACACTAACAGTGTTCGTGCAGTTGAGAGAGACATCTCAACCTGTCATATATCAGAACGTAGAAAATACTTACCAGAAGGGGGACATGTTTGTGATTTACACGAGTGATGATAAAAGTTACAAACATCCAATGAGCACAATCTGGCGAGTAGTAGAGGAGTATGGCTATCATGGAAGATAAGACGCCAATCAGAGCCGATCATGCAAAAGAAATCAAGATCGTGATCCCCAAGGAAGGCAGTGCAAGAGATATAGAATATGGCGTGTACGTTGATGGCATCTACGTTCCAGTCACGAACATTGAGTTCGTCATGAATGCTGATGGATTTGATTTTGTCAAGCTGACGATCTCAAGATTCAGAACAATCATAGAGACAGTATAATTGTGCTGGAGGAAGAAAAATGAAACGAGTTATAGGACTACTAATCTTTGTACTTTTGCTAGCTACTGGAGTAACGGCAGCTCAACAGGAAACACTTTACATGCCTCTTGTGTTCAAGAACGGCGTATTGTATGACACTCCAACTCCAACAGTTACGGCAACACCAACCAAAACAGCTACCCCAAAACCGCCTACACCAACACCTACCGCTACACCAACACTTGTGCAAGCGGAAGGCGGTAATTCATGCGTCTATGTAGACTTTGCTTGGAGAAACAGTGATGGCTCTACTACTATTGCTGGTCTCGTTCCAAGTGTGTGTAGTTATATGACACAATACGATGTCCAGGCTGGCGGTACTCTGCTTATTGTGAAAGCCAACAGGATAAAAACGGACACGTATGGTTGTGAGGAGAGTGACTTTGGTCCTCTCGTAGAGTGGCCTCCTGTTGATAGTGACTGCCCACCACCGCCTGAAGATGAGCTTCGGGACGAATGGGGTCGTATCCTATGGGGTGATTTCGAGACACTGACACACCCAAATAGCTATCAAGTCGTGTGCGGATACTGCGAGGAATGTGGGTATCCGTATACTGTAAATTGTGTGGACGTGTATAATCCACCGAAATAGTTTTAAGTATTCTTGGAGAGAAAAACTGATATAATCGTTGTACTCTTCTCCTTTTCCACCCTTTTTGCAAGATTCACTGTCAATCCAGCAGGGCAGTGAATCTTGTGTTATAATCAACACGAGGCTATCCGACCTCAACCTCCAGTGACGCTCTCAATCTGAGAGACTATTTTCGAGACCTCCCTGTGATCCCTACACAGGGAGTTTCTTTAGTACGGGTTTCTCATTGACAAAAATAGAGCATCTGTCTTAGAATGAAGTCGCTAGTCCACTATTTCACAAGGAGTGAAGTCAATGGCGCGGTTACTTATATCGGAGAAAAAGGATGTTCCTGAAAATATCGAGACATATCCAACATCAGACAGAAAGCTGGTAATAGGATTACTCAGTCTTGGTCATGAGGCGGTAAAGGTAGAAGGCGAGAACAGTCAACTGCTATTCTATTTTGATAAGAAAGCTGTAATGGACGACAAAGATAGTCTTCTAACTGGAAAAGACGTTCAGGTGTCTATGCAAAAGGTGTGGAGTTCCGAAGTCGTTTGGGCTATGTGCCTCACTCAGCTGAAAGAAATGAGTAGGGAAGCGAAGCGGAAACAATGTGACTAAGAAAATAAAGATCATCACTCCACACGAGAAAGAAATATTAGAAAAGGGGAAATTAGACCCCAACTACATTACGGGGTATTTTTTCAAACATCCAAGTTCAGAAATAGGTTTCCAATTTGACGCCAACTTCACACCTGAAGGGGCATGGCAAAAGGCAGCTACCATGGCGAAGCAATCAACGTCCGTGGTTATTGGTGGTGTTGGCACTGGCAAGACTCTAGGCGTTGGTATGGGTGCGTATGCACTTGGCATGGTAACTGATCACTTCAAGTTTATGAATGTGGCTCAGCTTGGCTGGCAAGCTAAGATTATGTATGATCTCATGCTGGAATATGCCGAGGGTACTCCGATGGAAGACATTATCGTAGAGAAACCAAGGAGACCTTACCCAAAGATCGTAATCAAGTACAGGATCGGTCAGCACCTTCATACAGCTTCTTATGAGTTTATGTCAATCAAGGATGATGGGAAAGACCTGTTCTCATGGCGTGGAGATTGGGTGAATGTCGAAGAGGCTGGTCTGATCGACAATCTAGGGGAAGTCGTTGCCCACCTTCAGACGCGTCTTACGGGATCGACCGTTTTTGGCAGACCTTACATGGCTAGGTTATCTCTTATCTCTAACCCTTGGGATGTACCTTATCTGTGGTATCTGTTTGACCTCGCCAGAAGTGAGCCAGATGACTCGCTCTCCATTGTAGTCAGCACCAGAAGCAATAAGAATGTTACCCAGGCACAAATCAAGCAACTCCTGAAGAAGATACCAAGAGACGAGCATGAACGCTTTATTGATGGGACTAGACCAGAAGGTAAAGGATCGTTCTTCTCCAAGGACTCCGTATACAAATGCGAAGATCCTCTCATTGGGGATGTTATCAAGGCAAGAGCTGAATCTGGAGAAGCTGGATACAGATGGGATCGAGCACACTTTGGCGTTATGTATATGGCAATCCCCCCAAGAAAAGGCAGACTGTATAATGTTATCTCAGACCCTGGTTCTGATAATGCTCCTGCCAGAAATGCTCCTGTAATCGGCGTGTGGGATATGACCAACTTTCCAGACGAGCCAATGTCCCTGGCTGCATTCTGGTGGGGATTTGGGAATGGAGAAATCACACCGTATCTGAATAAGATGCTTGAACTTATTGGGAAAAGGGAAGGCGAGATCGCCTATCCTGCCTCCTTCGCTGCTATGGACAGCACAGGTCCGCAGAAGGGACTGTCCCAGCTGATAAATGTAGTCCACTTTGATCCTGATGCTTATGAAGGCAAGACCCTGATCGATGGCGTCTATGGGCTTGACTTCTCTGGCTCAAAGAAGATGACCTACCTTATCAGTCTGAAGTTATTACTGGAAGCTGGTCTATTCAGATTCCCCAAAAGTATCACTGGTATAAGAGGGCAGCTTACCAACTATGACCCGATGCTGGATAGAGGGACTAAACCAAAAATACCACAGGACATTGTAGCTATGATGGCAATGTCCGCGTATGTAGCGAGAGCACAATATGGCACTATTCTTGAAGAGATTATTAATAGCAATATCGTCATTCCTAATGATGTTGGCAATGAAAATCAAGACTATCGCCAGAAACGTTCCTCCAACAGAACGAGAAGTAAGCGCAGCGCGCGCGGCAAGAAGCAGGCGGTATTCCAATAGGGAACGGTCAAAAAGGTCGGTTAGACTTGACAAATAAGCTACTCTTTCTATATAATGCATTAGATACATAGAGAGAATAGAAATTGTGTATATTTTGATATGGAAAGCGAGTTCTCTCTATGCCTAGACGATCAATCCCCTCAGCAACCTTAGTATCATTCAGGAATATCCTGGCTGGCGATACAGCATTCCATCTTAAGACAATAGAAGAATTTCCATACTCCACCTGGACCGAGAAGCAAGAAGAGTACAGTAAACTGTGCGATTGGTATGATGGTACTGCTCTTGATGCCGATATTCAAGAACAATCTGAAGGCGATGCGATTGATCTCTACCCAGTAAAAATCAACCCAATCAGGGGAGCTTGCCTGAAGCACTCGTATGCTCTCTTCGGTGAATTTCCAGAAGGTCTCTCTGGACCTCCTATCAGGTTTGCACCGCTATCTGGCGAGGATGGCGTCACCGAGAGTGATGCTCACATGGCAGAAAGTATTGTCAACAGAATGTGGTGGGAGAATTATGGGGGAGCACAGATGATGGAGAATGGTCTTTTGTCGCAGATATATGGTGGTTGTATCTTTGCCCTATCTTACCGTCCAGATGATAAATCCAGATCAGTGCCTATTCGAGTAGACCGTATCCTCCCAACTGAGTTCGTTGGTATTCCATCTGACTATAATCCTTGGATTTTGAAAGAGGCTTGGATAGTAAGAAGGATCACCCCGAAAACTGCACTTGAGTATGGTGTTCAATTAGCAGCAGATGGTTATTGGATAGAAGAGTGGACGACAAAGAAACACTCTGTTCGGATTAACACCGAATACCTTGCCATAGATATTCTTAATGGAAAGGGGGAATATGTATACAACGAGGCAAATCCCTATAATGTTGTTCCAGTAACATACATTCCACATATTCGCTCAGGTAGGTTTTGGGGAGAGAGCCTGATAACTCCAGCAGCGCAGGGTCTTGTGAAAGAGATGAACCTGCGCCTCGGTGATATTGGAGATGCCGTGAATGATGAGAGTCACGGTATTCTGGTAATGCGGAATGTGCGCGGTACTCCAAGAATGATACGGATAACCGATGACCTTGAAGTATTGAATATCGGCAGCACTCAAAACCTCTCTACTCAAGAACAGCAACCAGATATGTTCAATGTAAGGAAGTCATCGGTATCGTCTACCATGGTCGATCTGAACAACGAACTGAACCGCCATTTCAGGAGAGAAGTCAGCGTACCTGCCATTGCGGATGGTGAAGATGAGGGGTCACAACGCTCCTCCCTGACACTCAATATCAGGCTGTGGCCTCTCATTTCCCATACCAGACTTGAGAGAATGAACTGGACTACAGGCTTGTCGATAATTAATTCTGTAGCACTCAAGATGCTTGAAACAAAGAACAAGCTCGGTGTTACAGAGTCAGTTGCGAGAGTACCAATGAAAGCTCGCTGGTATCCTTCATTGCCTAGAGACAGAGAACAAGTAGTTGCCGAAGCTGTACAACGTATTGTGAATGGTCTAGGATCACCAGAACAGCTTATACAGTTATTCGGAGATGTTGAAGACCCCGAAGTAGAAATAGATAGAATTGTTGCTTGGCTTGAGACTGACGCTAAGATTAAGGCAATGGCGAAAGCGCAGTCTCCCACGCGGGAGGATGGCGACGATGGCAGCGAAGGTAACGGCGGAGGATCGGGAGAAACACGCGACACTTAGTGGCGGACGCTTCCCGATCAAAAACAAGGCACAAGCGCAGAGCGCGCTCAGACTCAGAGGACATACGAAGTCCAAAGAAGAGCGCAGAAGCGTAATAAGACGTGCTGCTAAGTTTCTTCCAGAACAAGCTAAAAAGGCATGGGAGAAAGACAAGAAAGCAGGTCTAATATAGCAAGGAGTAAAAGATGGCTAAAACTGTTAATAATGATGTCCTAGACGCGGCATTGAACGAGATTAAGAACAATGCCAATATCATGACGGTATGTTCGACCGTACCTACCACAAGGACAGAAGCTGTCACCACTTATGCACTTGCTGATATCGTGATGTCAGGAAGTGATTTTACAGTTGGTGAGGGCGATACCAGTGGGCGTAAAGCTGCCGTAGCACAGAAGGCAGATGTCACAGTAGATGCCTCTGGCGTTGGCAACCATATCGCTTTGTGTGATGGCTCAAGGCTCTTGTATGTTACAGAAGAAGGGACTGACGTTAGATCAAATACCTGCCAAGCAGGTAGCACTGGATCAACGATTGTCCTGGACGCTGGCGCAAGTGGCAGTGATGACACATACAATGGCTATGGCGTCAAGATCACAGGTGGACTAGGTTCTGGTCAGAGCAGGATAATCACTGATTACATCGGTAGCTCTACAACTGCGGTTGTTGACACGAACTGGACTACTACGCCAGATGGCACAAGTACATTCAAGATTTTTGGTCTGTCCTTGGTAGCTTCCAGTACTGTCACGTTCCCGACCTGGGACATCGAAATCGCTGACGCTACCCCATAAGATAACTGGTAGTAAAGAAGACAGTATACTGAGTACCTCAAGGACATCCAAGCCTTGAGGAACTCGGTTTTTACAAGACATGACTGAATGGTGCGTCTGGTATTCTGATGGCTCGATCTACACGTCTGACATGGGCATTGAGAATATGCCAGTTACTCATGTTCAGATAATTGTTCAGTATGATCCCAACAAGGGCTGGATAACGCTCACTGAATACCCGTTCTTCATTTGGGAGAAGCGTGATGATGTTCTTCGATGGTGGTGCGCTTCACCGTCAGGACTTGAGAATTACGTCAGGAAACGGGGACTGAAGATTTATACAATAAACGAATGGATTGGTGACAAGACATTCCATGCAATGAATTTGTTTGTAACTGAATTGGTGCAAGAGATTCGCAAGACAGGAGTTCCAGTTTTCAAGCCTTGGAGACCCGATAGTGTCTAAAGAGATTGTTGGCTCATATCGTCAGAACTGGGTTCTGATAGGAAACTGGTGGTACAACACCAAGACTGGCAAAATTATTGCGCCAATCTCTGGTGGTGGTACTGACCAGTTCTATCAGCAAGCATACCGTTTCGTCACAGATAATGGTGACGCTAATTCAGGTACTCTCGAAGGCACTGGCAACAATCAACCGACCACTCAGGGGACAGGCACAGCTAATCGAAAGCGTTGCCGTATCGTTCTCGAGGAGACCACTGGCAACAAAACACAGGGGAGTACGTGGGAGCTGTGGGCTTCCTACAATGGGGGTGCTTATTTCCATGTAACCACAACCAGCAGTTACATTCGTTCAATAGGTTCGTTCAACACGAGCTGGACCTGTACGGATGGGGATATAACTACTCAGCGTCTTGGATGGGCTGGCTCGTTTACGTCTGGTCGTTGGGACAACACTGGTACTATCGACGCAGGAGTATCACTAAACGGGAGTCACACAGAGCTTGAGTTTTGTTATTATGTTGTAGATGCCGATGTCGAAAATGCCAAGAATGTAACATTCCAGCTCAGGTTTAGCGGTGGCGGTGCTTTGAATGGGTACAACCAGACACCGACCATCACAATCAGCAAAGTAGTTTCGTCAAATCTCATAATCGGTGGTACTGCTCACGCTCATACTACCGACACCCCCCAACTATCACAAAAGCAAACGATCTCGATAGCAGAGTGTGTCCATGCTCATACGGTAGATACTCCAGTAATACCTGTAGCTGCGGTACTGGCGACTGATAGCTGTAGTCATACACATGTCGCTGATACCCCACAACTCCTTCAAAAGTTTACATCTTCTATAGAGGAAACATCTCACGGTCATACTGCTGATACGCCTCAGCTTTCTCAGAAACAATCTCTACAGATTGAAGAAACAGGGCATGACCATACCACCGATACGCCTCAGCTGTCACAGAAACAGTCGATACAGATCGCTGAAACGCTACATGCACATTCCGCAGATACTCCGCAGCTCTCGCTCTCTATCACAATATCAATAGAGAGTGCAGAACACAGTCATACTACCGATACTCCGCAGCTATCTCAAAAGCAATCCATCTCTATTGAAGAGACGCTACATACTCATACGGCAGAGTCCCCTCAATTAGCACAGAAGCAACAGCTATCAATCGAAGAGACAGCACACTCGCATACTGCCGAAACGCCTATCCTTTCTCTTTCGTCCAGTCTCTCCATCGCGGGAGATACGCACACTCACACGGTAGATACTCCTTCACTACAACAGGCATTTTCAGCATCTGTTGAAAGCACAGTACATACTCATACTGCTGATACGCCTCAGCTATCATTGGGCGCAAACCTTGTAATCGAGCAAACTGTACATGCTCACACTACCGATACTCCCGCGCTTTCTCAGAAGCAAACGATAGTAATTGAGGCAACTTTACATGCTCACACGGCAGAAACGCCATCAATTTCGCAAAAACAAGCACTAATTGTAGAAAATACCCTTCACAAACATATAGTAGATGGTGTATTATTAGAGCAGGCGGTAAATGTAGCCGTTGATGACGTGGTTCACGAGCACACTGCTGAAGAGCCACAGTTATCGCAGAAACAATCCATATCCATAGCAGAGACGATACACAATCACATATCAGATGAGCCTGAGCTTATTCTTGGCATATTAGTGTCGATTGAAGAGACGACACATAGCCAATCTGTAGATGAACCGCAATTATCACAAAAGCAGTCCATCTCAATAGAGAGCGCAGATCATACCCAGGATGCAGAGACTCCGCAGCTCACTTGTGAGCAATCAATATCAATAGATGAGTGTCTGCATTCTCATACCGTAGATGAGCCAGTATTATCAACCTCGATCATCCTGGTCATCGAAAGTACCGAACATTTACAAACTACCGATACGCTGTCGCTCTCTCAGAAGCAAGCGGTCACGATCAGCGAGACAGTTCATCCGCAATACGCAGATGAAGTAACGCTATCTCTGTCGTCCAGCCTTCTGATAGAGAGTACTGTCCACGAGCATACAAGTGACACACCAGTCCTTGAGGCAAAGTGGACATTAGTAGTACCAGACTGCGAACACGTACATACAGTTGACACCCCTCAGTTGTCACAGAAACAGTTGCTGACGATTGAGGAAACAATCCACGCCCACACTGTAGAAACGCCAACAATCGAGTTTATGCCGATTGTTGAATGTCTGCACCTTCACATCGCAGACACAGTGACACTGGTGATCACATCTATACCAGTCACAATACAGGGTAGGTTGTTGATTGACGGATCATGGATGTATAGATTTCCTGCTGGTGAGTGCAACGATATACTCATCGATGGGGTATCTGTTATCAATCAAGAGCTTCTTGAGGTACGAATATTTCCTGAGCCGTATGAGGATCGCGATGATCCCTATAAGGGCTACGGATGGGTACTCTCGAAGCTAAATTCCGACGACGGTGAACTTTACGAAATGGTTGATGGTATCTACCGCAACTATACTCGAAAGGGATACGTCGAGATTATATAAGGAGACATATAATGCCTAACCCAAATGCCGACGCTGGCGATGGCGCAGAGACTACTCCCACAGGGACAGACTCTACCGCTAACCAACCGAACATTGAGAAGCTGCAAGCACAACTAAAGCAATTTACTCAACAGATTGAAGACAAGGACAATACGATTGTCGATCTTCAGAACAAACTCAGTGAGATTACCACAGAGGCTACCGAGTATAAGAAACGCTTTACAGGTTCTCAAGGCTCATATCAGAGAGAACAGAGTAAATGGAAAGAAGCAATCGAGAAGAACGATGAAATGACCGCAACTATCAAATCTCTTTCCGAGCAAGTGGAACAGCTTACTGGCAATCTTGCTACTATCACAGAGGAACGTGATGTGGCAGTTTCCGAAGCTGAAATAGCTAATCTTGGTCTTGAGCGCACGAAGATCATCATCGAGGAGTTCCCTGGCTTCCTAACTTTAGAAGCTGATGGTCTCCTGCCCGATGGGTCAGGTGATGAGTTTCGCAACACCTTGAAGAAGTTTGCTGCTCGGATGGAAAAGCTGGGGGTTGATAATATCATCGGTGAACTTTCAGGCTCTTCTCCAGCCCCGCCTGAGGGCGAAGGAGATAAAACCAGAGATGCGCTGTTTGGTGATCTCAAAGGTCTTCTAAGAGGTCAGGCTGACCTTACTATGGAAGAATACGATCAGGCTTATGACAAAATGTTACAAAGTATGAGCAAGGAGTAAAAAACTATGGCTATCCATGAGTCTTATGAAGTAGCTGACAACGAATTTACCTCGCTTGCTTTTCAGAGCTTCTGGCTTGTGAAAGAGTACGACTATGCAGACGTACCCGTAGGTCTCACAATCACCTATGCCTTGGAAGCTGGTGTTATTCTGCTAGGTGCAGCCCACGTTGTAGTTGATGCGTTTTCGGGTTCTGGTGTCACCCTTGATGTTGGTGACGGTTCAGACGACGATGCTTACATCGACAACACCAATCTGGACTTGCAGACAGATGCTAACTTCTATTATGGTGGCGGTGGTGCAAATGCTGGTGCTCAGGGAGCATATAGCGAGTCTGCCCACAAGGTTGTAATGACCTTCAATGAGCAGCCAACCGCAGGCAGCGGAAAGCTACTACTTCATTGCCTCGATCTATCAACAAGCTGGCGAGTGCCATAACGGAGAGCAGTAAACTATGAGTACCTTTGAACGATATTACGATATTAACCCTGTATCGGTAATCGATCAAAATCAGTGGGATTATCGCACTCCAGAAGTGGCTATGCAGTTCAGGACTCAACCTGTAGTGTACACGCCACTTGTAGAGTGGACCGATGAAACTGCGCGCACAGGCGCACAGACCACAATCGTTACCGAAATGCTAGAGGGAGACATCGACTTCGATGAAATCCCCTTCACCGCTAACTATATTGACGCTCAAGGCGTCGATAGCCGCGCTCGGACATTCAGCATCACTCGCTACGGCGACAAGGTTCAGATGCATGAATCGTCCAATATCTTCCAGCAATGGCGGATGGGTGGCGGACGCGACTGGAGACCACTGTTACGTGGTATCTTAGGTCAGAACGTGGTGAAAAAGTTTGAAATTCTGGCTCGAAATGCACACTTACTCGGACCTCAAACCTTCTGGACGTATTCTGGTGATGCGACCAATTGGGGTGAGATCGAGTCCACAGATGTTTTCGAGTTGGATAAAACCAACGAGTGGAACTTGCGTTTGGGCAATACGGGTTCTCCCGTAATCCCAGGCGACAGAGCCAACGCTAAGCTTTGCCTTATCCCCCCAGGTTGTACATATGACTTCTTCGATGGATTAGCCTCAGCGTCATCTAATGAGGCGTCTATGTGGCGTGATGCAAGTCTGTATGCTGGAAGTGCAATTCGCTATGAGCTTGGTTCTCACAAGAACGTCCGCTTTGTTGAAGTGCCTAATGACAAATATGGCTTCAACCTGTCAGTTCTGTATAACTGCGGTGCGCTTAGCTACCAGTACGGTGTGACTTCACCGATCACCCCTGGTGATGGTGCGCCCGATCCTGAAACGACCAAGGTTGATGATGTTTGGATGGTTGGTCAAAAAGACGTTACTCACTATATCCAGCTTGAGGCTTGGAGTGGTAGTGCTGTCTTCGCTGTCAACGACATCGTTTCCATCCATACTCAGAGAACGGCAACCTATGGCGTCACCAATGGTGTCAATCCTTTGAGTGGAAAGACCATCACTCGCCGTATTGTGTCAGTAGACAATGATAATTACCGCCTTGCATTTGATCGCCCAATCCTGACCCCCTACACCTCTGCGTTCAATGCAACAGCTGACGATGGAGCTGAAGGACTGCTATATGCCTTTGTGACGAAAGCTCGCCATATTGGTATGTGCTTGGTTCTCGGCAGTCGCGGCGGTATCCTCGGTGGCGTGGGTAGAGCAATCAGGTTCTATGAACCCAAGCCCGTTGATGACTTCGAGAGTGTCTGGAGATTCACCTGGGACATCTACTCTGGTTACAACATTTGGGAGCCTCACCTGTTTGAAGTCTACTTCTGCGCCTTAACCCTGCCCAAACCAGGCGGTGTGATTACTCCGTAAAGTGACAAGATGAGTACTACCTTCAACGAAATCAAGTCCATAACTGTCAGACTTCTCAATGATACGCCGACCCTAGCGAATGGCGAAATCTCTGGTGGGCAGTACAACGCAGATTTGCTCTATGATGCTACTAAGGCTGCTATGACTGCCATCACCACGAGAGTTTGGAAAGCTGCTACGGTGACGCTGGCAGGTAGTTCAGGCTCTGCCTTGCTACCTGTGAACTTCATTGAGATTGAAGGCGTTTTGGATTTGTATGCTGGCAAATGGCTTCCAGAAAGCTCAATCGTCCCCCTTGAGTTTTGGGACGAAGAGCGTATCACAGGGAATGCCTGGATACAGTACCCCGAGGGTAGTATAAGTTTTGTTACAGATTTACCAGAAGACGGTGCTGTCCTGTACTACACAGCTGAATGGGATATGCCCACAAGCGGTAGTGACCTGATGGACACACCCGACTATGCAAACTTCGCGATCTCTTTATTCGCAGCATCTTATTGCGCGATCACTAAAGCTGTTACAGCAGCTGATCTAGGGCAGTACAAAGTTAAGGTAGACAGTGGTAGACCCACAGACAATCCCCTTATTGACCTTTCTAACTTTCTGCTTGCTAGATATGGTGTAGAGCTTGAACGATTGCCAATGAAGAAGAAGGGTACACACTAATGTCCCAAATTGTTCCTCTCATTACTATTGCGCTCAGAGATCACCTAAAAGCAGTATGCCAAACTGCGATTGACCCTAGTGACCCCACATACGCCCATCATGTAAAGATTGAGCGTTATCAATCTGATCCTGTAAAGGAAAATGTCCAACTCGCCGTAGCTGGTGGAAGTCTTGACGACCCCAACTACATCGATGGGATCGTTACACTCGATCAGTTAGATGATATGGGTTTTTATGTTCCCGCGAGGGAAGTAGGAGGCGGTCAACTATGGTGGCGCAGAGGTGTAGTGCAAATAGGTATCTTCTGGATACTCGATAGATTTGATGAAGAACCTGCACAGGACTACGCGTATATCATTCTTGGACGTGTCGAAGCTAACATCGAGAACCTTTATGTTGCAAGTTTAGTAGATGACTACGGAGAAAGAGCAATCCAAATGTTTTGCTATGGCAATGAATTTTTCAGGTCTGGTGGACCTCCAAACAACTATTTGTACAGAGGCAAAGTCTACTGGCAATGTCTAACGGAACGCCCATAAGGAGTAAATAAAATGGCTGTAAGCGCACAAGCTGGAACTGTAGGTTTCGGACCTCAGGAGGCGATGGGTACACGGGCAACCGAGTTTTACCGTCACAAGGCAACCATGGTCGATCTGAGTATCCTCGATGATACCAGATTGGGAGTGCCTGAAGTTGGCGGAAGACCTGTACCTACATTCCCGTACAAAGCGGGGATCATGGTAGCAGGTGGACTGACAATTCAGCCACGCCTAGAGAACACTCTTGGCTGGTTACTGCGCGGTTTGATGGGCGGTTATACGTCCGATGGTATTGAAGACGAAGATGGAGTGCAAGCTCTTACTGCTTTAGATGGTAGTACTATCACTGATGGTAGTCTTGTCGATCCATCCGAAGCACGTTTCATTACCATGTCGGTTATCTTGGACGAAGACCTTCCGTCTACCCCTGCCGCGAATGTTGTGATCACTGGTGATACGGTGGATTACACCTATCACTTAGCTGGTCTTTCTTCAGGATCGCACATCTTTTGCACCCCCGATGAAATTGCGGATGTCTCGCAGATTGTTTTACCAACTGCCAGTGGCTCTGCGATGTTCGGGTGGACGAAGGACAACGATGTTGATGCAAATGTCAAAGTGACACATGAGTTTACTTTGTTGGACTCAGACCCTGGCTACGTGCCATGGATGACCTTCAAGAAACACATTCCACGCAAGGAGAACGCGTCAGATACCGATCTAGGTGAAATCTATGACGACTGCAAAGTTCTAACCGCAGGTTTCGTATTCCCTAATGATGCACCAATCACAATGAGACTGGATGCTCTTGGTAGAGACTTCGAGCTTGACCATAGCCCTGATGCTTGGGTATGGGAGAACACCTTTGAAGACTACCAGTCCATTCCAGTTGGTTGTGTTGCTGGTGGCTACATCGAGATACCAGATGGCACTGAACTGCCAGTAGTGGCAGCAAATCTCGCTATGGGTAATGCGCCTCTTGATTTACGTCAAGAGCGTGTGTTCGGTGATTACCGTCTTGAAGATGTAACGGTGATCAACCGCGCCATGACCTTTGATATTCTGGTCAAATGGAACGACCCTGATCTATATGCTCAAGTCTTGACTGGCTCTACAACGGGTAGTAGTTGGATTGAAGACCCGTTTGTCTCCACTCTTGATCTGATGATTTTATCGACAGGCGACATTCCTGGCGTTACCCCTGCTACGCCCTACTCATTGCGGATTCAATCGCCTAGCGTCATGCTTGGTCAAGTTGGTGGCATTACGCTAGCTGGTAACCAAGCGGTCATGCTACGTTTTCAGGGTACTGCTCTTGATAACGATTCTTACTATGCTAAGTTTACGTTGGTCAATAAGCACCCCTTCTACGGGTGGCCGCGCTAATCTAACAACTGAATAGAGGGGGGATGGTCACCAGAAACCATCCCCTCCTCCTCTGGAGATACTAGAGATGCCAATCAGATTAACAGCACCAGAACAAAGAGAGTTTATACTAGATAAATCAGATGCGTTCTTTGAAAACAAAGGCGATCCTACGATCATATCTGTTCGTCAGGCAACACAAGGAGACTACGAGCGAAGGAACAGTCTCTTTAGTGAGTGGCAAAGGGTCAGAATGCTAGATAAGCCTCTTGAGGAAAGGTTTGTCCAAAGCTTCTCCTATGAAGTCGTGAAACGGATGGAAGTGCTCCTCACACTTGCAGCCTGTAACCTCCTAGACGATGATGGAAGTCCACTCTTTGAGTTCAAAGATAACCGCGTGAATATGTCAGAACAGGCATTCAGGAAAAGCTGGGATAAGCTACCGCTTATGATTGCTGATGAGATACATTCAAAAGTCCTTGAGATCAACATGGCGTGGAATCCAGACAGGGGGGAAGACTACTTGGAGAGCGACTTGATGGTCTAAGGGCTGCTCTCCGAGAGTACTTCGGTGCAATAAATGAAGTAAAAGAAGGATTGCATGTAGAACCTGAAAGGCTAGTGAAACCTGATGCTCTAGTAGCATTTGAGACCTGTCAGAATTTAGGAATACCAATCGTAGGTGGTGGTTTGCTTGACCAGCCTCATATCTGGTTGATGGAGTACATAATCTGTCAACAGGAGACCGAACTTTTTGCGGCACTAGCAAGAAGGAATGAGGTAACAGCAAATGCCACGTCTAACTAACG